GAATTGCCTCTCAAGAACGTATTGCTGGCGCTCAGCTTCTGGCAAAAACAGAAAAAGACGCTATGGAAGTCGAAATCAAGAGAATGCAAGAACTTTCCAAGATGCAACAACTAACTAATTCTCAAACAGGAAGACGATAGTGGATAAGCATTTAGATTACCTCTTAAATGAGTACCGTGACCGTATAAATATGCTCCAAACAGCTATTTCTGCGGGAAATTGTGCTAATTATGAAGAGTATAAGTACGCTTGTGGACAAATACGAGGTCTTGAGTCCGCATGTCTAACCATTACAGACCTCAATCAACGAATGGAGAAATCGAATGACTGAAATACTAATCGGCTCAAATCCCGATGACGTATCCGCAGTAACAACTCTGCCTCAAACAGCAGATGAAAAAGCAAAACAACTACCCGAACCCTCTGGCTATCGCATTTTGTGCGCTATTCCTGAGGTTGATGACACTTACGAGAGCGGAATCCTCAAAGCGGATACCACGATGCACTACGAAGAGGTCTTATCCACGGTGTTTTTTGTTGTCAAAATGGGTCCTGATTGTTACAAGGATGCAAGCCGTTTCCCTACTGGGCCTTGGTGCAAAGTTGGTGACTTTATCTTAGCCAGACCAAACTCTGGCACCCGATTAAAGATCCACGGGCGTGAGTTTAGGATTATTAACGATGATTCTGTAGAAGGAATAGTCGAAGATCCCCGTGGCATAACCAGACTTTAAGGAGAAAATCATGCCTGAATTAGAAATGGAAGAATATAAGTATCCCGATGAAAAGGGAGAACCTGAACAACTAGAAATTGTTATTGAAGACGATACACCTGAGGAAGATCGTAATTTAGCACCAATGCCCAAGGATATTGTTGAAGAACTTGATAATGATGACCTTGAAGCCTACACAGGAGAAGCAAAGCAACGATTGTTACAGGCTAAAAAAGTCTATAACGATGAGCGCAGAGCAAAGGAAACAGCCCAAAAGGAGGCAGACGAAGCATCCCGTGTAGCACAGCAATTGCTTGCGGAAAATCAAAAGCTAAAGACCAAATTAAGCGCTGGTGAGCAGAGCTTGCACTCTAAATACAAGGAAAACATTGCCCATGAACTAGAAAAAGCCAAAGCCGAATACAAGAACGCCTATGATTCTGGCGATTCAGACCGTCTTGTAGAAGCTCAGGAAAAGCTCACTAAAGTACAAATGGACTCTCAACAGATAGAACGATATCAACCTGAGTATTCACAAGATACTTTACAAAATGAAAATAATGATGTACAAATGTCACAACCTCAACGTTTGGACTCAAAAACCCAATCGTGGCTGGACAAAAACAGCTGGTATGGGGTAGATGATGATATGAGTTACCTAGCAATGGGTATTCATAGACGCTTGGAAAGAGAAGGAGTTCCGATAGGATCTGACCACTATTTCAAGGTCATTGACACAGAAATGCGTCAGAGATTCCCAGAGAAATTTGGGGCAGGAGAGACCAAAGACTCTCCAGAGACAGGGACCAAATACTCTGTGAAAAAACCGAGCACAGTAGTTGCGCCAGCGACTAGATCTAACTCTCCAAAAAGAGTCAGGCTAACGCCAACGCAAGTAGCACTGGCAAAGAAATTTAATCTAACCCCAGAGCAATATGCTCGTGAATTAACAAAACTGGAGTCCCAAAATGGCTGAAAACAGAAAACCTCGTGAAGTAGAAACTAGACAACAAGAAATGCGCCCCCAGCAGTGGAAACCGCCTGAATTGTTGCCAGAACCCGATAAACAAGAAGGTTTTAAATATCGGTGGATAAGAGTATCTACTCTCGGAACAGCAGACCCCCGCAACATCTCTGCCAAATTCAGAGAAGGATGGGATCCTGTAAGAATTGAGGAACAACCACAAATGAAACTGCTAGTTGATCCCAATAGTCGTTTTAACGACAATATTGAGATTAGCGGGTTATTGCTCTGCAAAACTCCAAAAGAACTTGTTGATCAACGGAATGCCTTTTATCAAAAGCAAGCCGAAAATCAAATGGAGGCTGTAGACAATACTCTTATGCGCCAAAGTGATCCTAGAGCACCGCTCTTTAAAGAGAGCAAATCTACGGTGACCTTTGGTAAAGGTTAATTTTAATTTAGGAGTTTATTATGGCTTATCCAACCGTAGACGCTCCGTATGGACTAAAACCAGTCAATTTGATTGGTGGTCAGGTCTTTGCGGGGTCAACTCGTTTAATGGAAATTGCTTCGTCTAATAACGTAGGTTATGGGACAAGTATTTTTTATGGCGATTTAGTAAAACGTGTTTCCGATGGAACTGTTGAGAAAGATGCTGGCACAACTACAGCTACACCTTGTGGTGTATTTTTAGGTGTTCAGTTTACCAATGCCTCAACTGGTCAAGTTCAACAACAACAGTATTACCCTGCAAGCACCCCTATTAAAGCGGGTACAAAGATTTTTGCAGTCGTTGCTGACGATCCTGACACATTGTTCAAAGTAGTTTCTTGTTCTGCAACCACAGTCGTGGCTGGAATGGGCATTTCTGCTATTGGTAATAACATTGCTCTGATTCAAAACGCTGGATCTACCATTACTGGTAACTCCGCTGTAGCGATTGATGAAGGTACGCAAAATACTACCAGCAGTTTACCTATCCGCATTATTGATGTGGTAAGAGAAACTGCAACTGGCGCTGACACGTTTGTTGAGTTTATCGTTAAGATAAACATTAACACTCATCAGTACACAAACCCAACTGGCGTATAAGGAGCTTAGAAAATGGCTATTTCACGTGCACAACTACTGAAAGAGTTGCTCCCAGGTCTGAACGCATTGTTTGGTCTTGAGTACGCAACATATGGTGAACAACACAAAGAGATCTACGATACTGAGACCTCTGAGCGTTCGTTTGAAGAAGAAACAAAACTGTCAGGCTTCTCCGCTGCACCAGTCAAAAACGAAGGTTCTGCCATCGCTTATGACAATGCACAAGAGGCTTTCACAGCTCGCTATAACCACGAAACCATTGCCCTTGGCTTCTCCCTAACGGAAGAGGCAATCGAGGACAACTTGTATGACAGCCTATCAGCTCGTTATACCAAGGCTTTGGCTCGTGCTATGGCATACACCAAGCAAACTAAAGCAGCTTCCGTTCTAAACAACGGTTTCACTGCTGGAACTTTTGCTGGTGGTGACGGTGTGGCTTTATTTAGCACCTCACACCCACTGGTTTCTGGTGGTGTAAACAGCAATACTCAATCTACCCCTGCTGATTTGAATGAGACTTCTTTGGAAGCCGCAGTTATTCAGATCGCTGCTTGGACAGACGAGCGTGGCTTGTTAATCGCTGCTAAACCTAAGAAGTTAATTGTTCCACCTGCACTCCAGTTCGTAGCTACCCGTCTCTTAGAGACCCAGTTGCGTGTTGGTACTGCTGACAACGACATTAACGCTATCGTAAACAACGGTTCGATCCCAGAAGGTTATACAGTTAATAACTATCTGACCGACACCAATGCTTACTTTATCTGTACTGATGTTCCTAATGGCATGAAGCATTTTGTTCGTTCCCCATTAGCAAACAGCATGGACGGAGACTTCGATACTGGTAACGTCCGTTACAAGTCTCGTGAGCGTTATTCTTTTGGATTCTCGGATCCACTAGGAATGTTTGGTTCGCCAGGCGCATAAAGAAGAGGGGAGCCAAAAACTCCCCTTTTTTGTTTTACTTGTAGTAAGATTTAAATATCTGGGTAAACCAGCTTATTAGACTGCCCCAGCAGACGCATACAAGACTAATAAGCTTAACTCTGTATGGAGAATTATTATGGCACGTACTACCTTTTCGGGTCCAGTGGCATCCGACAACGGCTTTATCACTGATATTACAAATACCTCAACAGGTGCAGCTACATTCAATGCTAGTACTACTTCTGTCACAATGACGGGTGTTGGCGGCACGGGTGGACGTACTTTGTTTGAGATGGATACCAACGTAGCTTTGGGTTCGTTTTCTAACGCCCTGAAAGCCCAAGTTACCTATGGTGCTACAGGTCGCACGACTGGTTTAGGTTCAGCTTTTGTGGCTGAATTGACCCTTTCAGCAGGCACTTCTTCAGGTAGTTATGCTCCTGTTGAAATTGAGCTTAACTGTGCTTCTGGAGCATCTACTGGCACAAATACCTCTTTAATTTACGCTTCTGTTAATGGTACAGGCGCAGCAACTGTTGATACCAACGGTTATTTGCTAAACCTTGCTGGCGTAACTGTTGCTGGTGCTAAATTAGCCGCTACTGGTACTATTACCAACGTTAATGAGATTACTCATGGACTGCGTGTAAAAATTGCTGGTAGTGATTATTACCTGCTTGCCGCTACTGCTGCTAACTTTAATGCCTAATGGCTACGTTAGATAAAGCGTACCTGTTGGATTTGAGAAATCAGGCACTTGAGCAACGGCAAAAGTACTTAGATCTTATCCAACAGGCTAACGGAGCAATTGCAATGGTGGACGTATTGTTGACCGAATTAGACCGCCCACCAGCAGAACATAAAGAGGATTAATTATGGCAATGCAATATGACGTAAAGTCAGCACACACAAGCGCATCAGGTGTGGCGGTAGGGTATAGAACTCGTTTAAAAGGGGTTCTTATGTCTCCTTCTGCGTCTACAACAGTTAATTCTGTTTTTGCTAATAACGTCAGTGTGTCTGGGACTTATGATGTTCCAGGAAGCACTGTTTGTACTGTGACTATTAATAATCATGGGTTAGCAGTCGGGGACAGGGTTTATTTAAACTTTACCTCTGGGTCTGCTGCTGATGGTCCGTATGATGTAGCTACCGTTGGCACAAACACATTTACAGTTGCAGTGGCTTCAGCAACAACCAACGGCAATGTAACGATGTACGCAAGTATTTTGGTTGAACTTGACTGTTCTTCTGCTACGGCTTTTTATACACTGATTCCAGGCGAAGGTATTTTAGCGACAGACGGTATTTATGTTGGTTTACCAGCTTCTGTAACAACTACGCTGTTTTACGGATGACACTATGCAGCAATATGACGTTAAATCGTATCATGCTTCCGCATCTGGTACTGCCACCACAGAGTCTGTTCGTCTAAAAAATGTAACAGTTACTAGTGGTACGGTATCGGCAAGAAATATGGCGGTTGCAGATCCAGCAGTTTCAAAGTCAGGGACTTGGAGCAGGACTGGAACAACGGTTACTGTGACAATTAACGGCAATGGTTTAGTGGATGGTCAACGAGTATTTTTAGATGTTGCTGCTGGAACTACGATGCGTGATGGGGTGTACGAAGTATCTAACGTAACAACTAATACTTTTACAGTAACTTCCGCTACATCTGGATCTGCAACGGGTACAGTAACAATGTACACAAATATTTATGTTGAATTAGATACATTTAATACAATAGGTTTACCTGTTAAGATTCCAGGCGAAGGCATTTACTGCCCTAACGGGATTTATGTTGGGGTTGGCTCAAGCGTAACAGCAACGGTGATATATGGATAATCCAACGCAAGCTCAAGGTTCTTTTAATTTAGTAGGTAGGAAGGTCATGCTTGGTCTTCCTGCTTATGACTTTAAAGTTTCGGTCAAACTGGCTATTGCTATGGCTCAATTTGCTGTAGAAGCTCCTAAGCACGGAATTGATATTCAGATTTGCAACATCTCTGGATGCTCAGTTGTGTCTCGTGTTAGAAACCTTATTGCTAAAGACTTCCTAGCCTCAGACTGCACGGACTTAATGTTTATTGATTCGGACATTACCTTTAATCCACAAGACATCTTCCGTCTAATGGCGTGGAATACAGACCCCAAGAAGGGCATTGTAGGCGGAGTTCCTGTTGCCCGTAAAAAAGGTCAGGTCTATATATCGACTTTAGAGCAAGATGCTGATGGCGGGATTTACATGAATTCGTATGGCTTAGTAAAGGCTAAACGGATTGCTACTGCGTTTATGTTAATTCGTAAAGACGTATTTGAGACCCTCAGAGACAATCATCCTGAGTGGAAATATCACGATGACCGAGTAGTAGACGGACATCCAGACAAGTTCTGCTATTCATTCTTTGACTTTAAATCCACCCCAGAAGGTTATGTAGGCGAGGACTATCTTTTCTGTGACCGTGCTACGGCTCATGGCTACGAGGTATGGATTGACCCAACGATTAAGCTAGGTCATCTAGGAATGGAAGAGTTTGCAGGATCTTTTGGGGAAGAGTATCTCTATCCTCTTATTAGACCTATTGACTCCAAAAAGGATGTCGCATAATGGCTACCAAAAAGAAAGGTCCTTCTCTTGCGATTGGTCGTGGTGAAAAGTTGCCTGTATCTAAAGGCGCTGGGCTTACCGCCAAAGGTCGTGCTAAATATAATAAAGCGACTGGCTCGAATCTAAAGGCTCCACAACCTGAAGGCGGACCACGCAAGAAGTCTTTCTGCGCTCGTATGTCTGGAATGCCTGGACCAATGAAAGATGAAAAAGGTAGACCTACTCGTAAAGCAGCTTCTTTAGCAAGATGGAAGTGCTAAACATGAGCCAAGAAATGTTATATCTATGGAACGCAGTTCTAACACTAGCAGGAGTTCTTGTTGGTCTTTGGGCAAGAGAGAAGTCTTCTGAACTGGCACGTCTTAACATCCTATTAAATAAAACCCGTGAGGAGGTAGCTCGTGATAACGTTACTCAAGCAGAAATTGACAAAATTATGGCTCATATTGACCAACGTTTTAACAAGCTTGAAATCAAAATTGACCAGCTTATTCAAGGCAAAATAAATGCCTAGCGTGAGCAAAAAGCAACATAATTTAATGGCGGCTGTGGCTAATAATCCAAAGTTTGCCAAGAAGGTTGGTATTCCTCGATCTGTTGGGGAAGATTTTATTAAAGCCGATAAAGGCAAAACTTTTAGACAGGGTGGAGAAATGAAAGAATCTAAGATGATGGTTAAGAAAGAAATTGATTTTATGAAGAAAAAGGGCGCTCCTAAGTCCATGCTTAAACATGAAATGGTAGAGGCTGGAATGAAAAAAGGTGGAATGGCTCATTCTGATATTGCTAAAGACAAACCAATGATGAAGCAAGTAGCTGCCAAAGCTGTAAAAGGTCATGAAAAACGTATGCACAGCATGGCTAAAGGCGGAAAAGTAGGTCAGCTATCTAAAGCTGATGGCTGCGCCACCAAAGGCAAATCCAAAGGCACTATGGTTAAGATGAAACACGGCGGAGCTTGCTAACATGGCTAACTTTCCAGACCTTAACGATGACGGTAAAGTGACTCGTGCAGACATCCTTAAAGGACGTGGCGTAGAAGGTTTTAAAAAAGGTGGTATGCAATCTGGCGGCACAGTCGATGAAGACGGCAGAGTTATGGATAAGCAAACCATGAAAAACCAAAAGGCTTATGAAGGCTATGAACGTGAGCAGTCAGACGCCCAGCGAAGACTGGAAGAGCGTGATAAGAGCATGATTGAAGGCGCTCGTAAGGTTAAGGAAAAGATTAAGAAAGTGCTGCCTTTTAAAAAAGGCGGAAGCGTTTCCAGTGCGTCTAAGCGGGCTGATGGCTGTGCTATACGTGGAAAGACTAGGGCATGACAAAGCCTGTAGAACCTGTTAACCCATCTCCAAAAGTTGGAGAAGGTAAGTCCTTTATTGAAAGGATGCAACGGGGTATGAAGAATGACGATCCTGAGATCAAAAAGCAGTTTGCGGATAAGTTAGAAAAGTATGTTAACGAAGGCAAAGTGCTAAATGAACAAAGGAACGAATATAAAAGGAATTTAGGGACTAGCCCTATTCCTAGCGGTGGTGGCGGTGGACCAGCTTTAGGTGATATTGAAAAGATGATGAGTGGCAGAATTAAGAAGCCAAACTACAAAAAGGGTGGAAACGTTTCCACTGCATCTCACAAGAAAGCATTGGAAAAAGCTGGGTTCTATGTCAAAGGTACAACTAAATCAGAGCGGGAAAAAATTGTAAGTCAAGTAACAACAAAACCCCAAAGGCTAGGAATGGTTGAGAAACTCTTCTCAGCTAAGAAGATGAAAGCTGGTGGTATGGCATCTAAAAGAGCCGATGGCTGCGCTATTCGTGGAAAGACAAGAGCATGAGACCAAGTAGAGGTATGGGCGCCATAATGCCTACTAAAATGGGTAAACCTAAGCGTAAGGCTCGTAGGGACGATACTGACTTTACTCAATACAAAGAGGGCGGTACGGTTAATAAAGCTGGTAACTATACGAAACCTAGTATGCGCAAGGCTTTATTTAACAAGATTAAAGCGTCTGCCACGCACGGTACGGGTGCTGGTCAATGGTCGGCTAGGAAAGCACAGCTCCTAGCTAAAAAATATAAGGCGGCTGGCGGTGGCTATAAATGAGTGGTTTAGCAAAATCTCAACGTTCTTTAAAGGCTTGGGGAGACCAGAAGTGGACAACCAAGTCAGGGAAGAAGTCGTCCGAGACGGGCGAAAGATACCTGCCAAAAAAAGCAATCGAAGCCCTAAGCCCACAGGAGTACGCAGCAACAACACGAGCAAAACGGCAAGGAAAAGCACAGGGGCAGCAATTCGTGCCGCAGCCCAAAAAGGTAAAAGCAAAAGTAAAACCGTATAGGAAGATATGAGCACTTCTGGAACCGTAGCTTTTAATTTAGACCTTAATAACCTCATTGAAGAGGCATTTGAGCGTTGTGGTGCCGAGCTTCGTACTGGTTACGATATGCGG